CTGAATGTGACAGCTGCATTTGCGCCATCATCTGTTGCTTCGGTTGCCTTTGCAAGCAAACGAGTACCAACGGACACCTTGTCAATGTCCATTTGAGGTGTGCGCATACGCACAACTCTTGCGTTCTTCATCAGAACTGATTGATCAACAACGAAGTCAAGGAAGCGGTTGGATTGCTCTGGGTAGAGAAGTCCACCACCACCGCTGACTGGGCTGCTGTTTGAAACCACCGCTGTGGTGACTTCGTTAGCTTTTGCTAAAATTTCTTCTTGTGATGCCATAGTAGTTATTCCTCCTTACCTTATGACCTGTAACCTAGGGAGTTAATTAACTCCTGTGGCAAATATGTATTCTTCCAGAATGAAGCTGGAGCTGACTTAACAAGCGCTTCGCCCTCTTCCTCTTCTTCTTCTGGATCTACGCTCTTCTTAACAGCTCCAGCTGCGGCAAATGCCTCAACCTTTTCTGTTTGCTCAGCGAGAGCCAACTCTGCTGTTTCCAGCTTCTGCTGAAGCTCAGAACTCTGAACTTCAAAACCCTTTGCGACTGCTTCAATTTTTTCCTGAACAGAGGCTTCAACTTCTTCCTTGATTGAAGTAGCAAAACTAGCCAGTTTTTCATCAACAACAGCACTCAGAGCATCCTTAAGAACATTAATGTCCATTTCTTCCTCCTGTGTGTCTCCACTTACTTCAACGGAAGTTGAAGTTGTTTCTTCTGCGACATCGGGAACAAGCCATCCAATAAACTTCTTTAATAGACTAAGCTTACTAATTTCCTGTTCATTCATGTCAGAGATCTTATCATAAGTATTATTTAATTGCAATTCAGAGTCTTGCTGAATAATAGAATCCATTTTCTCAATCATCTCCTTAATTGTACCAAAAGATTTATCGTCTTGTGAGATGATATCATTTTTTGTTACTTTTTCATTAGGTTTGTCTGGAACACAATTTGGAATCATGTCTCCATCCTTTCCCATTTTTTCACCTTCTTGGTGATATCCTTCCAAACAAGTTTCCTCTTCTTTTTTGATCTTCTTCTTTGGCTTAAACTTTGGTGAACCCGAAGGGAATGGTGGTACAGTTGGTGACTTGATTCCGTTTCTAGATGGGTACTTAGACTCTGCATTCTCTGTTGTCACAGACGCTTCTTTTTCAACATCCTCACACGAATTGCAACCACACTCGCAACCCTCATCTTTCACCAATTCCAAAACTGCATTTAGCAAGTCTTCGTTAAAATCATCTTCAAAGAAACCCTTCTTTTTTGAATTAGCATATCGCTCAAGCATTCTGCGACCTTTTGCAGCAAGCCTTGCTGCATCAGCCATATCTTGTGGAACTGGCTCTCCCCAAGCTGCAGCTGAGAGCGCAAGCCTTGTTGGTTCACCATTTGGCTTCTTCATTGGACCAGAAGGGTTCGTAAAAAATCTTGTCAAGAAAGAACCTTTACGGCGTAATTTTTCTGGGGTATTTGCAGCACCCCTAACACCTGGCTTAAGATTAGCGCCTTCTGTTTGCTTGAAATGTCTTCTGCCAGCAGCAGTGAGTCCGCCTTTAGGATCCTTCAATGGTTGCTTTGCCTTAGCAAGCTGACAGTCAAGGTCGCAATCAAGTGCGTACTGCATAGCCCCATCCTTATCCATTTTCACAATATCAATGACAGCCAAGGCATTAGCTGGATTATCAACAAGACTTAACTCACCAAGAACATACTTCTTAATAATATTTACTGGTTTACCTCTAAACATCTTTTCTGTGGACTCTGCCTTTTGAATGACTTTGCCGCCGATTGAGAAAGAACGAAGGGTTCCGTCAAGGATTTTCTGCCATGTATTTTCAGCACCCTTTGAGATATAAGCTTCTACTTTAAAAGCATTGTAAGTTTCGCCATCTGGACCCTGAACCGTAACTGGCTCATAACTTACAGCCTTACCTACAGCGACTGGAGCATGCATTTCTCTAATGTTTCCACCCCAATTTGCAAAAGCTTCTTTGGAAGCCTCAAAATCAACAATATCGCCAGCTTTATCAACATTGTCTGCAGTAGCAATACCAACTACAATTCTTTGTTCCCTCTTAATCATATCAATTGGGAATGAAATATTAAAATCCGACATTTACGCCTCGTGACCTACTAGCATATATTGTTTTTCTCAATATTGCAAATCAGCCTAGTGCAAACACAGCAATTGCTGATGACGCTGTAACAACCTCAATAGTTGTATAATCACCTTCAATTTCAATATATTCTGTTGACTCTGCTGGGAGCAGAACGGTGTATCTACCGTTCAGCTTAATATCAACATCACTTGCGCCTTTATTATATACATAAATTTCACTAGTGTGTTGACCAATATTTACTGCGCCATCCGCAGTAACCAAATTTTTATTTGAATACACTAAAGTACTTTCACTCATAATTACTCTCCTTGATTAAATTTACTGGTTGAATCATTGTTCACCCCAGAATCCTGGTTTTCGCCTCTTTCGGCTTGAGCACCATCTGCTACTGGATCACTAGTCGCTCCGTCACCAGTTGGTGATTTTGGAGGCTCAGATGCTGCGTTATTAGAATTACCTACTGGAGCACCTGGACCAGGTTTACCAGCAGCATTCTGCTCTTTCTTAACATTTGTTGGGAATGGAAGAACTTCGTCTCCGTCATATCTTTCAGGGAGACCAATTTGACCTCTAACCTCATTAGGAGTAAGAACCTCTGTGCGAAGATATCTATCATTAATTCTTGACTGAATATCTTCATCAACAAGATCAATCTTCTTAAGACGAATTTGCATCAGATCTGTAAATTCAGAGATGATGCGATTTAGCTTCTTTTCAACAATTGCTTGATCTGGTCCGATCACTTGCATCTTGAATGACTTGTCTGCATCTCTTGAAACAGCTAAGTTTGCATTATCGTAAACACCAACTTTTGGAGCAGGAACTCTGTTAGCAACAAGGATTTCATCTCTGTTTGATTTTCTGTACTTATCAAATGATGAATCCTGAATGCCAGCTTCAAGTTTTTCAAACTTAATGTCAGTGTCAGTGCCAAGACTTGCGGGGATTGGAACAACAAGCGTTCCATGATTTCTACCCTTCACTTCATTTCTAAAATAATTAATCAGTTCTTGCTTTGACTTATTACTTAGCTTTGCACCTTTAATAAGAATTGCATAACGAGGAATTGCTTTGTTTTCAAAGTAATCAATGTTATATTCTTTTGCAAACTTATCACCAACAATTGCAGCAGCTGCAGAAACAGCTGATGGAATTCCGTAGTATGTATTATTTGGTGAGTAGATTTTAAAGTGGATCAGTTCATTTGGTTTTGGATCGTTGTTGATTGGATCCTGAGTTTCTGTATCCTGGAACTGTCTAAAAAATACAGCCTGAATTTTATTTGTTTTTGCGATCTGCACATAACCATCACGCTTTCTTCTCACACGAACAAGTGTTGCTGGGACATGACCGATATATCCAATCTTTCCAGCATTATTACGACCAATCTCTAAATAGCCGTTGCCAACGGTTAGAACATCTTGCCAAACACGAACTAGTGTTTCAATCAATGTTTCTTCAATATTTAAGTTTTCAAATGTTTCATCAAGATTTTCTTTTAGGTCTTGATATTGCTGTCTTAGCCTTACAATTTTTTCTTCACTGCCCTGAGCTTTTTCAATCTTTCTTTTTGCCTTAAGCGTTTCTACAAACTCATAGCCAAGCCCAACTGTGTTCATAACTCTTGCGTTAATAGCTGCGTAATGTATTGCGCTTTGATCATAAAGACCAGCAAGGGTGTCAAGATCATACGGTGGATTTACGATATCATAAAGTGAATAACCACTTACTACTTCTGGGTCAACATACTTAGATGCAGTTCCATCTTCACCTTCGTGTTTCTTCTGAAGGCGCATTGCCTTCCTTTTCATTTTTGGAGAAAGACTATCAATCTTTACCAAAGAAAATGGATCATTGTTTTCTACCTTTGAAGAAAAACCAGTGTAGGAAATATCATCAATTTCATTCTCAACAATATCATCCTGTACAAGTTCCATTTTCTTATCCATGCTGTCTCCTATTATTAAAGTGTTCATCAAACATATCTTCAAATGGATCAGCAACTAGTCCGTCAGCCAACCTTTCTGCCTGATCGTCTCTTTCTGAGGCAGATATCTTTCTGCCTCCAGCAATCCATCTAACATGACCATTGTCTTCGCCAGTCCAGTATTTTCCAGCTTCAAGAACTCTTCGCTCAATATTTAAATCGTACATCATTCCTTCTGCAGAGAGCACTCCGTCACCATCAGACAGAGCTTGCCCTTCTGCTGTGAAATAAACACAAACACCGTAAGAGCGTTCTGGAACCCAAATATTTTTATCTTTGATTAAATCTGACGACATAGGTTTAATTATACACCAGATTTAATCAAAAACAGCACAAGTTTGTTCAGATGTCAGCGAATTGGGCATGCACCTGTAGCGCAATCATCCATTTCAATACTCAAATCAACTGCATTTTGTTGTAGAGGTACAGAAAAGTCTAGTTTTGCAATACTCTTGTTGTATTCATCTTCCGTAATCTCTTCGTATGGAGGCAATGGGAAGTTGTGATCAACATGAAGTAAGAACGAAACACTCTTTACAGATGAGTCGTAGTTCTTAGACAGCCATTCTTTAATCAATGGAAGCTCTTCTTTGCGATAGTAGACAGTAACAGAAACAGCATTATCAGCCCATTCTGTTTGCATCTTCTTAACCCATTCAAGCTGATCAATAGCTGTCATGTTTGCAGCAAGAACAGCACCCTCTGGGGACTTGCATGGGAATTCAACAACATAGCGTGTGTGATCTTCACGACCATCCAAGCCAATATCCCAAACAACCTTATAACCACGCTTACGACAGGCATCAACCAATGGGTCAACCGAGCTAAAGCGAACTCTTCTTGTGTAGTACTGCGCAAAGGCTGGATGGATCCCTGGAGTTACTCCTGGAAGGAGTGACAGTGTTCCTGATGGCTGAACTGTTGTGAGCCTAATAGATGGATTCCATCCATGTTCATCACTATATGATTTATCAAACGACTTAAGATACTCATAAGCCTCATTCAACCACGAAACCTGCTTTTCTGTTGCCTGAAGAATTCCAGTTACAGACTGACCAAGGCGACCATTTTTGTGAACAATTGTGTTTGTCTTTTCATATGGGTATGAAAGTCTAGTAATTTGCTTTTGAACCATATAAAGAAGTCTTGAGATTTCAACCTTCCAGAACTCTGGAACGATTTCATCGTATGCGTCTGCATAGATACTGTTATTGCTATTTGATCTCCATGCAGGGACATTTCCGCTTCCCCAATTTTTTGCACGAAGGAATAGCATGTCGTCAGGATCGCCAATTGCAATCTGTGCTGAGCGGCGTGACGAGCCAGAGATTACAATGCGACCAATGATGTTGCAAATATCTAACACATCAACTGAACGCAGTTTCTTTCCAACACGATTGTCAAGAACTTTGCCAATATCAACGAGACCTTCAACTAAAGCACCTGGACCTGAAGCGATACCACCGAATGTCTTAAGAGGTGCTCCATATTCACGAATAAGAATTGTTGAGTAAGTAAAAGATTTTCCAGTTACAAAATAAGACTCAAGAACTTTGTGAAGCAACTCTCTCCAACCCTGTCGTGAGTCAGGAACGATGAAGTCAGCATCCGCTGTCCTTTCTGCTGTAATGTAATTTACTTTCTTAACTTTTGGCAATTCATGAATCTTTGCTCTTTCAACAGAGAAACCAACTCCACCGCCAAGCATCAAATAGTCAAACAGAAGTTCAAAGTCTTCAATTTTTTCAATGTTTGTATAAAAACAATTATTAAGAGAAGTACCAGAAAACTTGCTAACAAGTGGTGTACCAAGCTGCCAGAGGGCTCTGCCAGACACTGAGCAGCGAAGGTTGAACATATGATCAAACAACTTCTCTGCTTCTTCTTGACTAAAAGGGACACCGATTTCAACAGCTCCGTCAATAATTCTTTTAATAGTTTGAGTCCAACTTTCAGTTGCTTCAGATCCATCAATCTTACGACTATATGTCCTAAGGAACACAACTTCTCCAAGACCACCAAAACCCCAAGGCGGGGTCTTTGAACCATAACTAGCGATAAAATCATTTGACAACAGTGACATCTACATACCTCCAAAAGTAAGAACAACTAGTTTAGACGCTGAGCATAGCAGAGTCAAAAATTAGTACTAAGGACTACGATAAAGATTTTTGATAAAAATCTAATCTAGCGAGAATCTTATCAGCAACAGATGACCATGACCACTCGGAGTGAATTATTTTTGCAGATCTTAGCGCATACTTTTTAAAATCATCATACTCATTTACAACATGCTCCATCAAATCAAGAAGTTGTTGAAAATTAGGACTAGCCCATTCACCAGTATCGCAATCATACAAATGATCTTGCCAATCAGCTTTTATAAATGTTGCTTCAAGAGGAATACCGTATTTAGCAAAATCAGCACATCCTGTTAAGTTTGTAACAATTGTTGGCAATCCTGTAGCAATAGCTTCAAATGGAATCATTCCAAAACCTTCTCCCATTGTTGGATAAACCATACAATGGCATTTGTGATATAAAGAAACTAAATCTTCTGTGCTAAAGTTTTCTGGAATTCCAATTATCTGAGGATGATTATGAGCTGGCACTAGCTGATCATTAACATAACACTCTGCATAGCAGAACTTGTTATATTTAAGAATTAATTGAAAATCAGTGTTTCCATCGTAAAGCTCAAGAAAAGCATCAACAACCATTTGAGCATTTTTTCTTTTTGAATCACCACCAACATGTAAAAAATTAAATTTCCCAGTAAGCTCTCTTTCAAGAATAGAAAATTCTGGAGAAATACCGTGTGGGATAGTAAATACATTTGCATTCACATTGTGCTTAATATAAATATCTTTAATAAAGTCCGATGTAGCCCAAATCTCATCACACTTGCGCATATTGTCAATCCAATGCGGAGGAATCTTTGTTGACTCCCAAGGTGTATAACCAATATTGTATTTAGACTTTAACTGATAGTAAGTTGGTGGACAGAAATTGATGTGATACGGAATATCTTCTCTTGTATAAAATACAGCGCACTCTTTATCCTGGAGAGCTTTAATTGTTGCCAACGCAGCATTGTAGTAACCTTGGCTATACCAAGTGTCGCCAGACGCATCTACATGATTCAAACTAAACCAGCTAATTTTTTTCATTTAAAAGGTTACTCTTTTTCGTTCTCTAAAATTGTTTTATCAGAAGACATGGAAAGACAGTTTACACCTTTTTTAATTAACTCGTTTGCAGTTTCCTCAGAAATTTCAACACTGATTGGTTGATTGGTATATAGGCAGCGAGTAGCGGCTAGATAGAAGTCATCAAATTTAAGAACACTAATATGTTCGGGGTCAACTATTGCAGCAGGACCATAGTCATCCGATTCTACAATAGCAACGATTTGCATATATATACCATATCACTCTTCTCATTATCTGAAAACTTGCGAGCATGCTAAGTATACTAAGTATATAAGTATATATAGTTATTAAGTATATATAGTTTACTGGTACGCCTTGCATGCGTAAGCATATCATCAAAACTGAAGAAATGTGTGCGAAAACAAGATTTTTTTTGTAATTTCTGATACTCTCAAGCTATGACAAATTTAGGTTTCTGGATGGTATGGACAATTATATCTGCTTTGGGTGTTAAGTATGCTGCAAATACTCTGCTTGATAAAGATATCAACTTTCTATCTAGTATTCTTCTTGTACTAATATACCAATGGATTAGATTTATTAAACCACCAGATAATAATCAAAACAAAACTGAGAAGATTAATAAAACAAGCAAACTTCCACCTCCTAATAAAAAAGTTAAATAATGAGAATAGAGAACTTTAACTCTGATCTTAATCTAGAGGATATAGAATCTCTCCAGGTTATTATTAAAGCTGTGCCTTTTGAGAACACTTATGTTCCAGCCTTTGTTATTATGTCTCCAGATGAGCAATACTCAATGACAATTGATGAACCCCGTGTATGACGAAGGGGCTAAGAAAGCATATGCTCGTATTGTATATTCATCAGAAGACGCTGCTGCCTATTTTTGGAGAGTACAAATACCAGTACAGCGTTGGGAGCAGGCTGATGTTGTGAGTATTTATGAGTAATATGGTAAGATTGTAGATTATGCCAGTGAATAAATGCTCCGCAGATGGTAAACCTGGATTTAAATGGGGTGACTCTGGAAAATGCTATATATACACGCCTGGAGATGAGGCTTCTATTAAAGAAGCTAAGAAAAAAGTTCTTGCTCAAGCTACTGCAATTGGTGAATTTGAAATCTCTAAAGAAGCAGAAGATGCAATCATAGAGGCAATTAATGATTCTATTGATTTGCTACTAGTTGAGAAGTCTTTAACCCAGTGGTTTAGAGAAAAATGGGTAGATATATCCCGACCAAAGAAAGGTGGTGGATTTGAACCATGCGGAAGATCAGACGCTAGTAGCGGTAAATACCCAAAATGCGTTCCTGCCTCAAGAGCAGCAAAAATGACACCAGAGCAAATTCGTTCCGCAGTTCAGAGAAAAAGAAGGGCGGAGTCTACTGAAAGCAGAGAGGATAAGAAGCCAATTAATGTTTCAACAGAGGTTGAAAAAGCAACAAGGAATGTTCCAACAGACCCAGCCTTGTATGCAAGAGTCAAAGCTGAAGCGAAAGCTAAGTTTGATGTTTACCCATCCGCCTATGCAAATGCATGGTTGGTTCGTGAATACAAAAAAAGAGGTGGAGGTTATAGAACAGTGAATAAAGGATTTGATATTTCAAAGGTTGCAGAGGATCTTGCAGAAGAAGAAGCAGCTCTTGCCGATGCATTGGTGACAATCGCCAGGAAGTTTGGAAAGTTTAATGAAGACGAAACTGGTATTTGGGCTGGCTATGAAAGTGCAGAAGAGAATGATGTCAAAGATATTGGCGTAAAATGCTCTAATTGTGTTCTTTATGAAGGCAATGGAGTTTGTGAGATCATTGCTCAAGAAGTTGAGGATGATGGAATGTGCAGATTTGCCATTATTCCAGATGGCGTTGTTACGCCAGAAGAAGATGA